GGGTCGCGCGCTCGATGTCGTCGAGCCCGTCGAGCCACTGGTCTTGTATCTCGCCGGTTTCCTCGGCAACCGCCGCCGCGACCTGGTCGAGCTGCACCGCGAGCAGGCCGGTGCGCCAATCGCCGCCGCCCGCCTCCGTGGCCAGCTCGAGGAGCCGGTCACGTAGCGTGTCACGCAGGCCGACCAGCTCCGCGCCGATGCGGTCACCGAGTCGCGTTAGGTCCGCATCTCGACGACGCAGAGCCGCACGGATGTCGGCCGGGATTGCCACTCAGCCCTTGCGCTTACGCGACACAAGGACCTTGGGCGCAGATAAAGGGACGGCGGGCGCTTCAATGACAGGCGCTCCGTCGTCCATGATGGCCGCGATGACCGCCTCGACCTCGGGAGGTGAGCGGTAATCGAGCAGCACAGCGTCCGAGCCCAGCAACGACGACGCAGCAAGCCACTGCTCGCGGGTCATGTCCACCTCAGCGGGGGCATTGTAGTACCCCATCTTAGGCAGCGGTCGCAGGAGTCGGACGCGCGCGCGCATCAGCTGACGACCGCCGTGACGAGGTAGCCGAGGTTGGCGTCGAGCACGACCTCGTCGCTGTAGACCTCGCCGGCCACGATGGAGCCGACCGCCTGCGGGGGCGCCGTCAGGTACTCGCGGACCGAGATGGGCAGCGCGAGGCCGTCCATGCTCAGACCCTGACCTGACAGGCCGTCCTCGACGAGCAGCAGGGCCGCGACCGCGCGCGCCATGATGTCGCCCGAGGCGTTCGCGATGGTGTCCGCGTTCTCGAGGCAGCCCATCCAAATCGACTTGCCCCAGAGGTAGGACGAGGCGAACGTCGTGGCGTCGGCCGAGGACTGACGACGAGCGCCGCCGATGAGCAGCTTGAGGCCGAGCTCACCCGCGACCAGCTCCTTGAGATACGCGTCGGTCGCGACCTGACGGAGCGCAGCAGCCGCACCGCTCGTGACGACTCGGATGCCCGAGGCAGCCATCGAACGCTGGAAGGCGTCAGCGACCTCACGGCCGATGATGAGCGTGTCGGGGTCGCGGCCGTAGGACTGCGCGCGCACGATGCTCTTGAGGATGGCGAGATCCTGCATCGGGGTCGCCGTGACGATGGTGTCCCACTGCGAGCCAGCGCCGGGCACCGCAGCGAGGGCCGCGTCGGGCCAGTTCGCCGTGCTGAAGAACAGCGACGAGGTCCGCGCCTCCATGTCGAGGGCCAGCTTGCGGCCGATGGCGCCAGCCTCGCGCTCGGTGAGCGACGTGGGGAACTGCGAGCGCTCGGAGAGCTTCTGCGGGACCACGTCGCTCGCGAGCTTGTACTCCTCACAGCTGTACGTGACCGTCGTCGGAGCGCCGAGCGCCCGGCGGGGGTAGTCCGCGCCGAGAGCCGTCGCGACGACCTGCGGGCTGCCCATGTAGCCGCTGGAGTTCTCGACGAAGATGGTGCCCTTCGAGGCGGTCGGCACGACCGGCTGAATGGGCAGGAAGGGGAAGACCAGCCCCTGCAGGGACTGCGCGGCGCCGATGGCCGCACCCGAGAGAATCGGGGAGACCGGGGCGAGTTGGCTCTGATTGGCTGCGCTCATGGCTGCTTACCTCAGGGGAAGATGGAGTGTTGGAGGTTGACTTCGCAGACGACACCGTCCGCGGTCGCGCCCGTGCTGGTCGCGCCGCTGAGGATGACGCCGAGGATGCGGTCGCCCGAGGCAGCCGCAACGAGCTTGCCCGCCGCGTCGGCCGTGACGAACTGCCCAGGGTTGATGACGCCGCTCGCGATGGCGAACGGGCAGTTGCCCAGGACCTGCACGTCGACGATGTCACCCGCGACGCCGCTCGTGAGAGCGATGCCGACGAGGTAATCGCCGCCGCTGGTGGCCTGCGCCCCAGCCGCGATGCCGCCGCTGAGGCCATCGGCCTTGACGACCTGACCGCGCGTCACGGTGCCCGTGAGGCGGTACGACTTGATGCTCCCGAGACCATTCACGCTGGCCATTGTCAAACTCCTCGCCCGGCGCGGACTCGCGCGAGCATGTCATTAGCGCGCCGAACCTCGGCAACGCGGGGGTCTTCATTCACGGCATCGGCAGCAGCGCCACCATGCCCAACCGGGGCCGCGACCGCGACGATGGGCGACAGGTCAGCGAGCATGCCCGCGACCTCGTCGATGCCCATGCGCATCGCCCGCTCCACCCACTCGCCGCGCTTGGCCTGCGGGATGCGCCCGCCGACCACGTGCGTCTCGACCATCGCCACCGCATCACGCCGCAGGAGTTCGTCCTGCGCCTTGTGCGCGGCATCCTGAATCGCCTGCAGCTGCTCACGCGCAGCCTGCAGTTCAGCCTGCAGACGCTCGACCTCGCCGAGCGCCGCGTTGTCGACGGCCTGCGCCGTCGTGTTCACATCGCCCATCGGGGCCTCCCTGTCGCCGTCTGAGGTAGACGCGGAGGCCGTGACGGTCCGGACACGCCGCTGGTAGTCGAGGGGCATGCTGCCCCCGAGAAACATCCAATCGTCTGCATTGGTCGCGATGCGGTCAGCCAGACCACGCGCCACGGCCTCGTCGGCCGCGTAGACCGAGCCATCACCGAGGGACTCGACAGCCACGCCACGGTCAGCCGCAATCTCGCTGAGCATGATGCTTGCGAGCTGGTCGACCCGACGCTGAAGGGCTGCGATGTAGTCGCTGTCGTTCGTCGATGCACGCTTGCGCGGGGTCTGCGAACTGACAACCTCGACCGTGCTGCCTTCCTCGCCATCGCGAGCGAGAGTTACGACCACGCCCACTGAGCCCGCCTGAGCGAGAGGCGAGAGCACGACCTCGTCAGCCGCAGCGGCAAGCCAGAGTGCAGCGCTGGCAGCCATGCCCGAGACGTAAGCGAGGACGTAGATGCCCTGCTCCTGCGCCCGAGCGATAGCGCGCCTGGTCTCGCGCACGCCCGCCACGTAGCCGCCAGGGCTGTCGACGTGCATCACCATAACCTTTTCGCCCTGCAGCTGCGCGCGCTTCAAGTCGAGCCGCATGCTGTAGTAGTCGATGGGGTAGAGCGGGCCGTCCACGTGCATGGTGCCGAGCGCGCCCTCAAAGTACCGCTTGGGCTTGCCCGCAGCGATGGCCGCGAGGTGCGAGGGCTCGACAGCCAGCGCAGACACGCCGGGGCTAGGCACGCTGCCTTCCTCCTGCGCACGTCGCACGAGGTAGAGTTGCTGCATCTCCTCAACCCACTCCTCACCAGCGTCGCCGCCCCACAGGAGCCACGCGACATAGCCGGGAGACTCTTGGCCCTCGACGTCGTCGACGCCTTCCTCCCAATCGGCCTCGTGACGAGCGAACCACGCGGGCGCCTCGCTGGTCACCCACTGCTCGCTCTGAGGCTCACCGTTGGCGATGCTGTTGGCGCGCCGGATGGTCTCGGGCTTGATGCCGTCGCCGCTCTTGCCGGCCTCGTGCAGAGCCACGCCCTTGAGCGCCTCGCGCTGCACGGCCTCGGGAGGCGTGAGTTCCTCAGTGGACAGCAGCGGCATCAGATGCCTCCGGGAAGCGTAGAAGGTGTATTCGTCGGCCGCACGGTGCGCCCGAGGCGCTCACGCTCAGACCGGACCTCAGCCGCCCGCGTGGGTGCAGGCAGCTCGAGCGCGGACCGAATCGCCCGCTCGTCCTCGGCCGTGGGAGTGAGCACGCCGGCGGAGAGCAGCGACACGACGTCGCCGACCTTCTCGACCCACAGGCTCGACCTGATGCCCGAGTACGTGAGGCGCGGGAGCTGGTCGAGCGGCATGGGGCCGATGTTCGCATTGACGATGGCGCGCACGTAGGAGCTAAGCCCCTCGGCCAGCCATTGGCACAAGTCGCCGGCCATCTGCGCCGCGAGCTCCGCGTGAACCTGCGCCGTGGCGTATGCACCCGAGGAGCCAGCACCACCCATCGCGAGGAACTGCACATAGAACGCCTGCAGGATCTCGCGCTCGATGTCGCTGACCACCGAGTTGATGGGGTACGCGCCACCGCTCGCCGACGTCGACTCAAAGGAGAGCGACGCCCACGAGGGCAGGACGAGCGCAGATTCCTCGTGCGAGGTGTACCGACGCAGCACGCGCAGCAGCTCGTCGCGCGCAGCCTCGTACTCTTGCTGCGAGGGAGCCGTGCCACGCTGACGGGCCAAGGCGTCCTCGTCGATGGTGACGGTAGGAACCGGCACCGCGTACCGCTGGACCAAGACGTTGCGCAGGTTGGTCGCGCGTCGGTAGTCCGAGGCCAGGGGCTCGACCTGACGCAGCAGGCCCACGCCCTCGACGCCTTCAGACAGCGACGGCCAGACGAGATGCACGAGGCGCTCGTAGGGGATACGCACCGAGCCGACGCTGGACAGGCCGTAAGGCTCGCGCTGCCACTGGTCGACAGCGACGATGCGCCGCCCCTCGTAGACCCACTGACGCACGCTCGATTGGTCGCGCGGCTCAAGGTCGATGTACGTGGTGCCCTCGTAGGGATAGGCCACCATCTCGGCCAAGGCGAAGCCGTAGAGCGCGCCGGTCAGGAGCTGACGCATCCGCGTCTCCCACGACGGCAGGCTAAGCACTCGACCGTCCCACTCGATGACCGGGGAGGCGTACCCACCGAGACCGAGCGTGCGCCGGACAACCTCGGCCGCAGCCTCAGACGTGGGCGAGTCGGGCGCCGCTGCGACATCCCACGTGGCCTGCGTCGCCAGCCCGAGCAGCGCCTGAGCGCCGACTGCGCAGGGAGCGCAGCGCATCGCCACACGGTACGCAGCGATGCGCGGGGCCAGCTGAACGAGGCGCAGGTTGGTCTCGCCGTCATTGACCGGCAACGACTGCACGCCCACGCCCTTGCCGTCGACGGCCTCGGGAGCGGTGTACTTGTTGACCTGTACGGAGAGTGCCATGAGCGGCACCCTAGCACAGCGCGTTAGAAAACGCACGCCCCCGCCAAGACACGCACGGTCAGTGCTCAAGGCGCCCAGCGGGACCGTCTACCGATGGTCGGGCCGGGACTCCGCGAGCCTTGGCTTGGCGGGGGAGACTCTCAGATGATGCTGTACAGGCCGCCGTGGCAGGCGATGAGGACGATCTTCACGAAGATGGCAGTCACAGGGAACCTCCGCAGCTATGGGCGATGAACTTGGCGAGGATGATGAGCGACGTGAACGAGACCATTCGACCCTCCTAGATTGGCCGGGGGCAAGGCCTAGACTCAGCACATGCGCCGCGAGACCATCCCACGACACACGCTTGACTCGCCAGCTAGGGCCGCCCCCGAGGTCAAGCTACCACGTTGCCCGAGCGCGTCAAGCTCAGCGCACGTCCATCGGGTCGAGCTCGACACGTCGACGCTCAGGAGCTGCAGGCGCAGCCTCCCGCCGCGTCGGGTCTGGCAGATACCACAGCACCTCGCGCACGGCGTACCGCAGCGTGTCGGCGTGGTGGTCGTGCGTGCCGTCCTTGGCAGGTCGACCAGGTGCGCGGTCGTCCCAGCGATAGCCGGTCATGGCCTTGGCGAGTGTGCGTTTGCTGGCAGGCGCTCGGATGCCCGCGTCAAAAAGCGCACGGTCAACCGTCAATGCGCCGCGCTCAAGGGCGAGGTTTACCCGCGTACAACCGCTGACGATGTCCCGCCGCTCGGGGTCGCGCTCGATGCGGGGCATGATGCCCAACCCCTTCGGAGGCGACAACGCCACGAGGTCGAGGTCTGCGACGCCGGTCTGCGCCGAGCGCGCGCCGCCTGCAGGGTCGGCCACGACGGCGTCGAGCGGGATGCGCTGGCTGCCCGGCTGCCACAGTCGCCGAGGCGTGCACTCGATGGAGAGGCGCGCCAAGAAGTCGGGCAACGTCTCGTCGTCGGGCGCCCACTCTCGGGTCACGTGCCATCGACCGCGCGTGAGCTCGACGAGCAGGAGCGCGCACGGATGCCTCAGACCGAAGTCCATGGCCAGCATCGTGCGCATGTAGCTGTAGTCGACCAGCTCCTGCGTCACGCACTTCTCAGGCGCCCACGCATGGAAGACCGACCCAACCGGTGGCAACGGTCTGTTCTCGACCAGCGCCGCGAAGTCACGGTCGCTCAGCGTCTCACGCATGCGCTCAAGCCATCCTGCCCCGAGGTGCTGCGCGTTCTCCGACGATTGCGGTAGGTAAGCCTCGCCGCCTATCTCCCGCGTTCGTTCTACCCACCACGCAGGCTCGACCGGGATGCCACAGGTGACGACGACGGGCCGCTGCATCTGGCCGCGCTGGTCGGCCGCAGGTACACGAGCACGCGACCGGGCCACGTCGAGCACGTCGGGCCGCAGTACCTGGCACTCGTCCACGAGGACGGCGTGCGCGTTCAGACCCTCGATAGGTGATGAGCCGGGGCCAGAGTTCGCCGGGGTGTCGAGATGCGCGAGCAAAAGCCGCGACCCTGACGCCCAGACGAACGCCTGCTCGGACGCCGCGTAGGTTACCGCCGAGCCCGCGAGCAGGCCATGCAGATGCGGTAAATGCACGTCACGCAGACGCCTGAACGTGTCCATGCCGACGACCACCAGCGCGCCGGGGCGAGTCTCGCAAAGTAGGATGGCGAGAGCACAGAGCGCGAGTGACTTGCCCGAGCCCAAGCCACCACGGACCGCCGCTGCGTCTGATGGCCACTCACCGCTCAGGCCCGCGCGCAGGAACTCCGACTGCCACGGCAGCGGGTCAAGCTCGCTGATGCGAGGCATGATGCACGCAGAGATGCAGGGTACTGTTGCCCGGCACCGTCTCGACCGAGTGCGCGCTGCAGACCTCTAGCCCGCAGCGGCCCTGCGCGTCGTCATGGTCGCAGACGTACCGCGCGTGCTCGTGGCAGTCGGGCAGCTCGCAGGGTCGGCCGGGATACCAGCCGAAGCGCGTCTCACCCAGCCCACCGTGCCATGACAGCAGGACGCTCACGCGTTGCCGACCTTCTCGGGCTTGGCGCTGACGAGCTTCTGCAACAACGGCGCGACCTCGGCGCCCTGGTGAACGTGCGTCGTGACCTGCACCTCGGGCTTCTGCGGGAAGTGCTCGGGGTCGTAGCGCTCGAGGAGCCACGCCGAGGCGCGCCAATCATCGGCGCCAGCCTGAGCGATGTTTTGGACCAACGCTGCCCTAGATCGTACGCGCGCGCGTGCCCATCGGTCCGCGAACTTCGCGAACTGCCCACCTTGCGACGCCTTGTTCTGCCAGCTCAGGACCGTGCCCTCACTGACTCCGCACTCGATGCAGGCGTATTTACCGACGCCCAACCGCTCCAGCGCATCGCAGAGCTTCTCGATGATTTCATCCGTGCAGGTCGTCGGACGCCCGCCGGGGTTCTTGCCCTCGGCCTTCTTGCCCCTCGGCATGTCACGCCACCCCTAGCAGCGCCTCGCGAGCCGTAGCCCGTAGCCGCTGCATCGTCGCCTGTCGCATCGCTGCCCCCAACTCGGGGACGACAGGTGCTCCGTACACCTGCCCGCTTACCTGCCACCGACCCAGCATGACAGCAGCGACGCCTCGACGTCTAGCCGCCATGAGCACGTGGTCGTGGTGCATCTGCTCGGGGCCTTGCTCCACTTCGCCGTCGCCGATGTCCTCGGCCACGAACACAAGGTCGGGCGGGGGTAAGTCGTCGAGCTGCCGCAGCGCGTCGATGACGCGAGAGTGGACCGTGGTTGTCACAGGGCCAAGCAGCGCCGCCGCCTGCCTCAGTAGGTCACGACAGGCGTGCGTCTCGGCGTAGATGAGAACGTGCATCAGGTGTCTCCGTCCTGCACCGGCTGCCCGGACAGCCGCGAAATCTCGACCCGTTGGAGGATATCACGCTTCTGGCCGACGAGCTTCTCGGTGAGAGTCTTCGCACTGACCTTGCCGTCGTCGAGCGCCTGCACCCGCGTCTGCAGGGTCGTCACGTCAGCCTGCAGCCGGTCGACGTGGGCGCGGGTTTGCGCTGCATGGGCTGCGACGCGCCACAGCACGCCACCCATGGTGACGCCGAGGCCGGTGAGAGCGATGGCCGTGGTGACCTCCATGTCACTTCCTCTCGCGTAGCGTGCGCTCAGTCTCGCGCATCTTGGCCGCGTCGATGGCCTCTTGAGCGCGCGCCCTCTCCGACTCGTCGTCAGACGCGACGAGCCACGCTTGCGCCGCAGCTGCCAAGGCGACCGAGAACACCACCGCCCCTGCTCGGGCAGAGAGCGCCTGGCACTCGTCCTCGGTCGAGTCGGGACACTGCGCCGCGACCGTGGCCGCGCCGGTGCCGAGCGTCACGAGGCCGATGGCGATTGCCCGCTCGACAGGCGAGGGACGCACGCGTGGTTGCCCCCCGCAGCCGACGAGGAGGACGGCTGCGAGGAGTGCCGCCTTCATGCTGCGGGAGGTGTCGGCGGGGTCGTGGGTGGGTGCTGCTCGCGCTCGGCCATCGACCGACCAGCCAGCACGCCGATGATGCCCGCGATTTGGGCGATGGCGCCGTCCGTCGAGCCCTCGCCGTGCATCGCCAAGATGGTGATGGCGACGATGCCGACCACGCCCGCGATGAGCGTGCGATAGCCTCGCATGCTTACCGCCCTCATGGGGCCGACTCAGGCGCAGCGAGCTTGGGCACCTCGGCATCGGGGGCCGCCGTCGCAGGAACCGTCACAGGAACCGACGCAGGAACCGACGCAGGCGCGCGCGCGTCCGTGCGCTCGCAGCTCGTCGTGACCCGAGCGCCAGCCACGAGGACCGTGGCCGAGATGCCGACGAGCGGCAGGCCGTGCGCCTCGGGCAGTTCGACCGAGACGGAGCCGACCGGAGTGACGCACTCCCACGGACGCATGCCAGAGCTCGACGACGGCACCGACGAGGGAGCCGGGACGGGAGGCAGATGCGCGCCAGAGCACGCACCGAGGAACAGAGCCGCGAAAGAGAGACGCGAGGTCATGGTGCTGCGTCCGGCAGAGTGACGTCGATGGTCGGATGGACCTCGACAGAGGTGATGTTGCTGTCGCGCCAGAAGTAGCGCGCGCGCGCGTCCACGTCCTCGATGGACCACCCAGCAAAGAGCCGGATGTACTGCGCGCCGTCGATGATGGCGATGACGAGGTAGAGCATCAGGGCCTCCCGAAGTAGGTAGTGCGGAACGTGTAGTCAGGCGGGGCATCGTTCACCGAGCCGAACTTGACCCACCACCCGCGAATCTGCGTCGTGCGCGTCGCGCTGGTCGACGTGCCGAGTCGGACGCTGCCGGCCAGCGATATGTCAGGCGTCAGGCTCGCGTAGCTGTACGCGTACAGCATGCGCGGACCGCTCCAGAAGTAGACCCGCGTGCCGCTGCGTCGGATGGTCCAGATGCACCAATCGTTGACCGCGTGCGGCATCAGCAGCTCCATCAGTCCCGCCTCAAGGACGAGGCCAGACGTCGAGGGATAGATGCTGATGCGCTTGGTGCCATCACGGATGACGAACGCGCTCTCGTTGGCCGTGCCGACCTGCGACGCGCGCATCTCGACGCGAGCCTCCCAGACCGTATTCGCGGCGAACCCTGCGTAAGTCGCGGTGAGTCGGGCCGGGTTCGTCGTGCTCGCGAGTTGGATGGCCGTGCCGCTGCCGACCACCGGGTAGGTGATAACGGGCGACGTCTCAGCCGTCCAGCCAGTGGGCACCGCTCCGTTCGGGTCAGAGAACGAGTCGTCCCAAGAGTCGGCCGCGTAGCCGGAGCCCGAGCCGCTCACCGTCGTCCACGTGGGAGCGCCGCCGCCCGAGCTCGTCAGCACCTGCCCATTGGTCCCGCTCGATGCGGTCGACAGAATCTCACGGCCTGCCGTCGTGATGTCCGCGACTGCCGCTGTGTCGACGCCGGTGAAGTACGGCAGCTTGTCCGCCGCCGTGGTCACGCCCGCGAGGGCCGTCAGCGTGGCGTCGGCCGACTGGAACGCCGTGCTGTTCTGCGTCGCCGCAGTGCCGAGGCCCAGCGTCGTGCGAGCCGTCGCCGCGTCCGCATCGTCGATGAGTGTGCGCGCGAACGAGCTCAGGGTCGTCGTCGATGCGACGTCAGTGCCGGTGAAGTACGGCAGAGCATCAGCAGCCGTGGTCAACCCAGCAAGCGCAGTCAGGGTCGCATCGACAGGCTGCTTGTCCGACGCGAGCGAATCCAAACCCGCGCCGACCGTCGCAGGCACGGTCGACCAGTTGGCGCTCGTCGTTGGCGTGTACGCCAGCGAGCGCGCTTCGTCGAGGAAGTCGAAAGCAACGAGAGCAGTGACGGTGTACGTCGTACCCGCCGCGGGGTTGATCGTCCACGCAGGAGACACTGTGATGGCAGTTGCGGTGTTGGACGAGACCGTTCGAGTTTGCCCCGAACCGGTGCCGCCCGTCAGCGTGATTGTGCCGCCCGTCCACTGGTTCGTTGTAAACGCCTTGCTGGTGTCCGTGATCGTTGTCGCTGCGCCCGCCGTTGCCGTGCCCGAGCTTGTCGCGGGGTTCAGCGTGCGCGCAGAGAGCACGCCCGACGAGTTTCGACTGAACGCGAGCGTCGTGTACGACGTCGAGTCCATCTTGTAGCGAGTGCCGTTCGAGGAAGAACCGATGCGGTACTGCGACGCAGGGACGCCGGTGCCCGAGTAGACGCGGAACTGATTGACCACGAATCCGATGTACGAAGTCGACGTCGAGCCAGTGACGGCGCCATTGTCGACGGTGCCGAGCATGGAGCGGTCGATGTCGTAAATCCGGCAGCCGTCAACCTCGCCGAGCGTCAAACGCGGACCGAGCGCAGCAGCCAGCGTGGAGTTGTGGCACTTGAGTGTGATCGTGCCCGTAGGCGCTTTATTGGCCGTGCCGACCAGCGAGTAGATGGTGCTATTGGCGACCGGCGTCGTGCCCCAAGTCGTCGACAGCGTCAGCGTGGTCGCGGTGTTGGAGACGACCGTGGCAGTCTGGCCTGAGCCCGTCCCTCCGGTCAGGCTGACCGTAGCGCCCGCGTACTGGTTGACCGTCCACGCCTTGGTCGTGTCTTGGAGCGTCGTGCTGCTCTGCGTGCCAGTGGCCTGCCCTGTACCGTTGCTCCACGTCGACGGACTCGACACGTAGGCATAAGGCACCGCGCCGATGTAGCTACGGACGGACCCCGCTTCGCCAACCGTGCAGCCGTCAATCTCCATGACGGACGTGGGCAGCCCGTTGGTCGTCGGTACCGTATAGCTGGTGCCGAGAACCATGCCGCCAATCAGGTTGGCCTTGTAAGCATAGAAGTTGAACTGGCCGTAGTTGTTGTCCCAGTTGGACCCAACGCCACTGCCCGCGAACGCCGTCTCCTCAAAAGCGAGAGAAGACAGACCCGTGACGACGAGCGGGTCGGCGGTCGTGTCGGCTTCGACACCGCCGCCGGCTTCACCCGTGATCTCGAAAGTCATCTGCGCCGAAACGCCCGCCCACGGCGCAGGGAAGCTGGCCTTGAGTGCTTCCATGCTGGACGCGGGGAAGTCCGCGCGAACTGCCGACATCTTCACGTTGCCGACAATCTGCACGCCAATGCCAATGAGCTGCACGCGCGCACGCTTGAAGCCGAGCGTGACGTCCTCCACATAGCGACCAGGCGCGAGCCTGAAAACCAGCTTCTCCGTGACGAACTGACCGACGCTTGCGTTGTAGGTGCTGTTGCTTGGGTTGCCGAGCGACGTGACCTGCGAGTAGGCGTAGTTGATCGAGGCGTATGGTGCGCTGAGAGTGCCACCACCAGGAGCGTCCGTGCCGTTGACCGGGTCAACGTAGACGGTGAGCGCGCCTGCGAACACCGCCTCTGAGCCCCCTGTCGCCGCAGCAGGCGCCCACTCGGAGCCCGACCACGTCAGTACCTCACCCGAGGATGGAGCCGTCGAGGCAACGTCAGACAGGTCCGCGAGCGCCGCAGCGTGGACATGGTCGCCGCGCGCGTAGTCGTCTGACGAACCTGCGCTAGCCGTGCCGATGTTGGCAGGCGTGCTCGCGTAGGGCGTCTGCGGGTCGCCCGGAGGCCCAGGCGGGCCGGGGTCACCCTGCGGACCAGGAGGCCCCTCGGGACCAACCGGCCCCTGCGGACCCTCGGGACCCTCGGGACCAGCCGGACCAGCCGGACCCGGCTGACCGGGGAAAGTCGTCGTGGTACCAGCCATCACGGCACCTTGCGGAAGTGAGCGCAGACCTCGACGTTGCTCGCGCCAACGGCCGAGCCCTTGAGCGACAGCGTGGTGATGCTGCTCTGCGCCGTGCCACTGAGGACGCCACGGACCTCGATGCTCTTGGCCGTGCCAGCGTCGAGCCGGGGCGCGTTCGTCGTCGCCGCGGGGCAGCTCGTCGCCGGTCCGAGGCAGATGAACGAGGCGTTGCCGCCCCACGCATCACGCGAGACCAGCGAGAGCGACGAGAGGAACAGCCCCGCCGTCAGCGCCGCGCCGGTCGAGGTGTCCTTCATGTCCGCGCTCGCAATCTGCGTCCACGCCGCCGAGGTCGGAGCGACCACCGCGCAGCCGTAGACGTTGCCATAAATCCCGTTGGCGTCTTGGGCCTGCGCCGGAACCGCGCCGACCATCGCCACAGCCGCGACCACTGCTGCCACCTTACGCATTGTCATCGCTCCCGACCTCCATGCTGATTCGCACTGCTGTCGCGCAGTCGACCACCGCCGCGCGGAATCTCTGCCACGTTGCATCGTCAACGCCCGAGCCTTTCCAGCTCGCGAGGCGCCCACGATTGTCCAGGTGAACGAACGTCGGGTAGATGCCGACGCCGCCCACCGGAATCTCGCGCTGACCCATCAGGCGCAGTGCCGCGAGGGCCACGTCGATGGGCAGCATGCCGCCGACCTGCACATCGGCCGCAGCGTCTGGGCTGCCGTCAGGCTTGCCCCGCTCCTTGACCGAGGGTCGGAGCTCGGGAGGCATGTGCCGCGAGTTCGCCGCCGTCTTGCTCTCCTTACGCTCGCCCGAGACGATGCGGACCGAGCGCCCGAGCGCCTCGCGCAGTGGCTCCAGCGTGCGCTGGCATAGCTCGAGGTAGCGTGCTCGTGACGTGGGAGTCTGCCAGACGTGGCCGTTGCGCCAATCGACGAACTCGACGTCACTGAAGTGCGGGGTCAGGCGTTCGCTCATGCGCGACACCCTACCACAACGGGGGCGCGGCTGCATGAACTAGGCGGGATGGGGCGACGGTAGCCGGAGACGCGTGGGCCCTGGAGGACAACCGGCGAGTCACACAGGCAACCTAGGCCAATGGGGGAATGCCCCGCCCCATCCCACCTAAACGTAACAAGTACGCGAGTAAATCACCACGCCCACCGTTCAGCCGCGTACGGAGTGCAGACGCCGGCAGGCGTGGTGGGAGAAAGCTATCACCGAACCGAGCGCCGCGCTACATCCTGCTTGTGCTCGCGCATGTCAGCGTGCCGGTTTGCCCGGTCCGCTGCGATGCGCTCGGCGTTTGGTCCGTGGACCGTGCGCCCAAGATGGTCGTCGACAGTCGAGGCAGGAGGCTTGCCCACGCCTCCCTTGCGCTGCCACTTGTCGCGCGCTGCCCGCTCCTTGCACAAGGCGAGGAATCGCTCTGCGTAGACCTTGTCGGACTCCGCACGCTCCTTGGCGCGCAGCGACCTGCGAGCGTTGGCGACTGCCTGCCCATAGGTGAACTGAGCCTGAAGCAGCGTCGGGCTAATCTTCTCGCTGGCCATGATGAGATGCACGATGACCTTCCCGGCCGCGTACCTGTCGGTCACGTCGATGCCGAGTTTGGGCGCCGCCTCGAGGCAGCGTGCGAAAAGCAAGGCAGGCGCTTGGTAGTTGTAGGCGCGCGCGCGGTCGTCGGAATCGGTAGGAGGTCGACCACTGCGTAGAGGCGAGTCAGGCGGGCGCTCGCTTCCCCTAGTGTCGCATCTGATGCCGATGCGCTCCAGTCCGTCGATGAGCTGCACCGCGAGGATGGAAGCAAGCGATACCGCT